TATTTCGCCATATAGAATCTTGGCTGCTGATTGTCCAATCTTTATAATTTTTAAACATTCACGTTCATTATTACTAATCATCGTTGTAGTTTATAAAGCTCTAAGGATGTCCCAGCAATTAACGGGATTTAAAGTCGACAATTTTTACTTATCGACTACGATATTCTTTATCTCCGGTCTCTTAGAGTTAACATATTTAACAATAGTAATTATATTAGAAGATTTAGAAGTTTGATACCAATTACCCTCTGGACTAGTTTTAGGATCCCATTTCTTAAAGTGCTTTTTCCAACCTCTCCAAGGAAGAGGTTTAGAAGTAGTAGAAATAATGAATGTTTCTTCCGCATTTAAATTTCTTAAACTAGAACTTTTACCTTGTCCACTTTCACCTAAAATTAATATTGTCTGCGCTGCCATTATAATACAAAATTGTGTTTTGATTGTTTTTCTTCTGTATCTTCTTTACTATTAGCTAAAAGCCATTCGGAACTTTTATACTTTGCATAATCATAAATTTCATCTGGTTTTGGAAGTTCTGAAAATATTGAAACTGCACCATAAAAGGCACATCCTACTTCTACATCAGATTCTCCATATCTATTCTTTAAAACTGTTATACTTCTAAAATTAGCACCTAACTGTTTTATATCATATCCTCTATAACTAGCTAATTTTTCTCTATGAGGATTAAAAATAGATATAATTATTTCCGAATCCTGGGCTGCATAATGTTATCGTATAAGTTCTTTATCTTATACTTCTATATATTACTATATAGTTCAGACTATCTCTTTAACTTACAAATGTAAGCAGTGCCCCGCTTTCGTGGAAGATCTTATAGCCACAACTTTACTTGTTTGGTATCACTTCTAGTCGTTAGGCATTTTCCTTTATTTCTAAAGGGTTTAGCACGGGATTGTCCTATTTAGGAGTTTCCCCGTTTAACGGAGTTTTAGGTGCGTCTAGCCCTAATTTGTATACACAATCTGAATGAATATAAGGTTGAATCAAATCTCTAAAGTTTTTAGCATGTTTCTTTATTAATCTAATAACATGATTATTATGAACGGTAAATTCTAAACCGAACTTAGATTGAAACATATTAAGAATATTTTTTAGATCCTCATCATTAAAGCAATTAGTTGAAATAGCATAACTTTCATGGTCATAATATCCATCATCCATAAACCAAACCGCAATACCTAACGGTTCTATCTGGTTAATTAATTCTGGATTAATGTACTTAATTTTATTATTATAAATTAAAGGATACAACTTAGTGAAAACTGGATTTGCACAGATTCTTACATCTATTGCATAATAAGTTTTACCATTTCTTTTATCAATTTCAGAAACTTCTTTTGGTTCCGAACAAAATCTTTTAAGTTTTTCATATTTCCATATACAATAATTTCGCTGTTTAAATGAGTGAGCAAAATGTCCACTAGCATTTACAGAATCATCTGGAATACGTATATAAGCATCCCCATATATAGTACCTAAAAATATTTGAAATTCCTCATCGGTTAATTCTGTTTCTTCATACTTTAAATGGTTAGTTAAAAGTCCCAAAGAACTCCCATATGCTTGTATTGCGCTATCAGATACTTCAAGTTTGTCAGAAATTTCTTTCCAATTAAGACCCTCATTATAATATTGCATAAACAAATTTTCATTAAATTTATGAACATATTTGAAGTTCTTTTCCAAACCTTTTTGCTTTCTCCAAGTAGTTATAGAAGCATTACTAACACCGAGTTGTTTTGCTATTTCAGTATCATTGAAACCCTAGTTATATAACTTTAAAAAAGCTTCAATATATTTATCTTTATTCATCCTTATACTTCCAAAAATTCCTTCTTGTTTTTTCTTTGCCATAATTAAATGTTTTAATATTAGTTATAAGCAAATATATAATTTATTTTTGGAAAACCAAATTGTTTAATATCAAATTTTAAAAATTATTTTGGCGCACCAGTATCTTTGGTATCATCAATTCTTAAGTTATTTAATCCTTCCTTTCTTCTATCCATAGAAGTAGAATTTCGATTTGCTTGCATAATTACAAGCGGACTAATTTTACATATATTTCTTAATGTTACCAAATAGGAGGATATTAAATCCATTTCTTCTTTTAGAGTACGTCCATTAGATCTTCTTACTAAACTTAAATGGTCTATAACTACTAAATGAGTAAGTTCTTCATTACTAGGATGATATATTTTTCTACCATCTGTTTCTTCAAACTTACCATCTTTTTCTAGTTGTGCCATTAAAATTGTATATAAACTACTAGCATTTAATGCTTTATCATAAATAACTAAAATCTTTTCAACCTTCTGTAACCAAGGTAAACATTCTTGAGTTATTTTATAATAATCATCAGATAATTTATAATTACGTTTTCTAGAAAGAAGTTCTCCAGTAGACAACTCTATTCCATAAGTTTCAAAGATATACATACTTAATATCTTAGCATAGATCATTTCGGCAGACATTTCCAATGAAAAATAACTAACTTTAAAATTACCATCATCAAGATGTTCCATTAATGGTCTATATACATAAGAATATAAAGCAAGTGAACTCTTACCGCTACCAGTAGGACTAAATACTAAAGTATAAATTCCTCTAGATACTCCATCTATTATCTCTTCTAATTTGGGGAGACCCATTGAGTATCCCCATTGCTTACCTAATCTACCTACTTCAATCTGATGAAATAATGATTCTGCAATCATAAAATTCTAACTGCATCATAATTAATATTTGCCACATCTTTACCATTTCTGAGAGCCTCTAAATCGTGCCACCCTTCATTAACTATAAATGAAGCTAAAGAACAATTTAAGATATTATTGTCTTTTGCCCATTTAACTAATTCTATAATTTTCTCATGCTTTTCTGGATTAAATCCAATTGCTCTACCATATTTAAGATAAGCTTGTTCTAATGAATCAAACTTCTTAGCAACAGTACGTAGGGGTACTACACAACCGTTAATAGTAGCGAACTGAGGATAATTATCAAATAATTCTTTACCTATTTCAAAAGAACATTTATAAAAATGCTTTACAAAATTCTTATTAATAGGAATAGCAAAAGGATCAAATTTAGTTCCTTCAGATGGTACTTTATATGTTTTTAAAATTACACCCTTCTCTTGTAAACTAATAAGAATATCTCGCAATGCAAGCCCAATATGTTTTATAGTTGTTATTAAATTATAAAACAATTCTTCTTCTTCATTATCTTGCAATAATAGAAGAACTTTAACTATTAGGAATTCATTAGGAGTTAAATTATATTTGTCCAAGAGATTTATTTCCTCTTCTAAACTTAGAGTTAAATGTTTCAAATTTCTAGTTTAAAGATATTTACTTAAAAAGTTGCAATCTCTAAACTGTAAAATGTTTATTCTCCTTTCGGAGCGGAATCACTACATACGTTAATATCTAAATGTAAAATCTTTTATTTTCTTTACATATGGTTCTGGTTCTTTCCCATCTAATACATTATCAAGACCTTTTTCGTCTATAGTAATATATTCCGTAGTTTGGTGAGAATTAGAAAACCATTTTGTTTCTACTGTTTGGTCAATTACCAAATTAAATATCTCTGCTATCTTATCGCCTTCCTTTCTAACGACCCTACCTCTTCTTTGAACAGATTTAGTTTCAGAGGAATCTCGTCCAAGAACAATAGCAACTGACAAACCTTTTATATCTGCACCTTCGTTGAGTTTGGCGCACGAATTTATTACACCAAAGGGCATTTCATTGAATTCTTCCAATGTTATACGACCTTTTTTCTTGCTATCTTTACCTGTGTAGACCATTCCGAGACCTATAGCCTCAGCCATTGCTACATTATTTGAAAAAGTAATTATTTTTGCAGTTGGTCGTGCATTAATAATCTTTCTAGCAAGTTCCAGCTTCTTAGGATGATTATTTATGAAAGCTTTTCGTTTTTGAATAGTTCTCATAAAAGCAGTAGCGTGATAAGTAATGTTCTTAAATACTTGTTTACGTTGCTCTTCTGTGCCAGTTGGACACATCATATCTCTAAGTTTAGCTCTATTAATAAATCCTTTCGGGCCAATACAAGACATAGCTAGATTAAAATCAAATCCAAAAAACTCATAATGTTCTGTAAACTCTCTGTTGTATTGTTTATATACATCAATATCGTCTACATCTATTAATACTTGATATTCCTTGAATTCTGAAATCCAACCATTAGCTAAAGCTTCCTCAGTAGTAATTTTATCAATAACAGGACAATACTTTTCCATTATTGCATGTTTATCATCTAAACGTTCAAATGTTGCTGTAAGTCCTAAAATATATCGATATCTTACTTTATGGAAGATTTCTTTAAAGGTATCCGAGTTATAGCGATGGCATTCATCTAATACCAATATGTCAGCTTGCCAATTTCGTTTAACAACAGTGTTTATAATTTGAACCTCAGAATTATAACCCAATCCCCAGGTATCTAATTGAGGAATCCACTGTGATTTTAAATTATCTGTAGGAACAACTACTAAAATTCTTAATTCTGGGTACTTATCTAAGACAGAACTCAAACATTTAAGAGCAGTTCTTGTTTTACCTACCCCAGTTGGAAATTCTAAGGTTCCTCTACATTTATTTTTAATCCATTTTACTCTTCCTTGTTCTTGTCGTTCATCTCTACTTATATTAGTAAAAAAAGACTCCTGCATAATTGTCTATAACATATATTAAAGCTGCATAATTTTCTATAGGTATATTATGACAGTATAAGATAAGTGTAAACATTTACTCTAGAACAACACCCTTTACTTTTGCTACTTTTTCAAGTTCGTCTATTTTCTTTTCCCATTGAGAAACATGGAAAGTAACTTCATTTTCAAGTCTAAACAATACTTTATTTCTAAGCACTGTAAGTTGCTCTGTAGTAAGTTCAGAATATTTCTTAGTACGAAGATTAACCATAGCTCTCAATTCGCTGAAGTTTAGTCCTCCAGGTTTTACCGTAAGCTTAACGGAATCCTTAATATTAAGACGTTCCTTAATTAAAGCTAGTTTACTCTTAGCATTACCTTCACTATCCTTTTCATTGAATTCTTTCATTTCTTCTGGGGTAAGATATACACCCATATTTAAAATGAAGCTAAATGTAATGTGTTTATTATTAAATAATCCTAGTTGGTCCAAACAAGCATTCATTACAGAATCAATAGAGATATTCTCAAATTCTCTAGGAAGCTTTCCAGTAAAAATACTAATAGGAGAAGATGCAAAATCATGCTCTGCAAAATAGTCTGCATTCTTCTTCTTAAAGTCCAAAATATTCTGTAAATACATAAACTTAGGATAGCCTTTACCATCTGCACTTATACTACCCAATTCCATCTTACGCATGAATAATTCAATATTGCATTTATCACGTTGCTCTTTAATAATATCCAATAATACATAACGCCCTGGATTATTTTTATCAGTACTATACAACATTGATTTACAATGTGCGTAGAATGTTTTCAACTGTTCTGGAGTTGCATCCATTAACTTAATCTCTGGTTGTGTACCATCAGACTTGCGAGCAAATTTCCACACAAAAGACTTTACATCATTATTCTTTGCGTTAATAGCTTCGGTTAGTTTTTCTTTCATCACTGTCATAATTCAAATTTTCATAATATTTATACTTCTCTGTTATCTTA